GTCTTGAAAGTAAACCAAATTAAAAGTATATTAAATAACACACTAAGATATAATAAGAACGGAATAACACCGACAAGGAACATTAGTAAGATTCCGTTCAGGACCAGGGAAACCCAAAATATATATTTACTCATTTGGTTCATAAAGTTCATTTCTAACCTTTTCCTTTTCCTGGCTTAGTTCTTGCCGGAAATCCTCTATGGACTCCTTAACTAAATCACCTACCTTTTTCTCTTTTTTTTGCTTATTTAGAGAGAAATTTGAAGGTTTTTTGATCAAAGAGTCCGCACACCCACACAATGTGCAGTCAGTCATTTTTTCACTCATTGAGTGGTAAAAACTAATCTCTGATCCGCAATCAGCACATGTGTAGAAGTATTTAGGCATTACTCCTCGTCATCTAATTTAAACAATGGGGGATTCATAACATAAAGTTCATTCCCCTCGTTGACTTTAAAATCAAATCCTTTGAGAACAGGAACAATATCGCTCTGCTCTAATAATGATTTTTGAAGAGCCATCATCACTGCTCCCAATGCTTCATCTGATAATTTTAACATTTTAAATTCTCCTTTAAGCTTGTTAAGTCGCTATCATACATCATTTTCGCCAGACTTTCAAAATCGATTTGAGGTTGCCAGCCAAGTATTTTATTTGCCTTCGATGCATCGCCCCTTAAATAAGGAACCTCATGAGGTCTATACAGCCGAGGGTCGATCTCCACATATTTTTCTGGTGCACCTAAACCAGCATAATCAAACACACATTCTAAAAACTGCTTTACAGTGTGTGTTTCCCCAGTTGCAACGACATAATCACCTGGATTCTCCTGTTGTAACATCAGCCACATCGCCCGAACATAATCACCTGCAAATCCCCAGTCTCTCTTAGCGTCTAAATTACCCAAAAATAATTTTTCTTGAAGGCCTAATTTTATACGCGAGGCTGCAATTGTTATTTTTCTCGTAACAAAAGTTTCCCCCCTACGAGGGGATTCGTGGTTGAATAAGATACCAGACGAGGCGTGCAAATTATATGACTTTCTATAATTATTAATTAAATTATGGGCAAATAATTTAGCACACGCATAAGGCGATGCTGGCATAAATAAAGAATCTTCATTGAGCTTATTTGGATCACAGGCTTGAGGATTGTCACCATACATCTCTGAAGAGGAGGCTTGATAAATTTTTGCTTCCGGCGTAATTTCTTTTGCTGCGTTTAAAAGTCTAAGGGTGCCGAGCGCGATGCCGTCAACAGTATTTTCTGATAATTCAAACGATACCCTTACATGAGATTGTGCTGCCAGATTATATATTTCGTCTGGTTTATATTTATGTAATATCCTCCATATACAACTCGTATCGTTTAAATCATAATACTCCATTTTAAATCGAGGATTATTATATATCTTATTAACTCGATCTGTGTTAATAAGGGATGTTCTGCGCTTTAAACCTACGACATTGTATCCTTTTTCTAATAAAAGCTCGGCTAAGTATGAACCATCTTGGCCTGTTACGCCAGTAATTATTGCAGTCTTCAATGTACACCTCGAACATTTGGATAGTTTATTATAAACCATTTACAAGTGTTTTTTAAGCCCTCTTTTAAAGGTGTGTACCATTCTTTATCCCAGCCAAGATCCGTTAGTTTCTTATTGCTGCTTGGTTTTCGAAATTGTCCGGAGGGCATGTCAGTGTTCCATATTATCTCCCCACTATATTCAAGATTTTCACATAGCAGGCTTACTACTTCTTTAATTGAATATTCTTCAGTATTTCCAATATTTATTGGATGTGCTTCATCGTAATTTTCTAACAAGAACAAGAGAATTTTTGCAATATCTTTAGAATAAGTAAATTCCCTCAAAGACATCCCATCCCCCCAACATTCAACATAGGGAATGTTTTTTATTTTAGCTTCCCAAATCTTCCTCATCAAGGATGGTATCACATGTCCATTTTCCAAATCGAAATTATCATTTTCACCATAGAGATTATTTGGTATTGCCGTTACAAAATTACACTCATATTGCTGTCGATAAGCGCGGGACATTACATCTACCATTCTTTTAGCGTAAGCATATCCAAAATTCGACGGATGTGGGGGTCCTAAGTGTAGTTGTTCTTCTGTGAGTGGGTATGATATATAAGGACTATCCGGGTAGACACATGTCGATAAAAGTGATATCACCTTTCTAACACCAGATTCGTGGGCCGCGGAAAGGATATTGTGGTTAATTTTTTGATTCTCAAGATAGAAATCAGCAACAAGGTCGGTGTTCCCTTTCACTCCGCCAACTTTTGCAGCAAGATGAATAATATGTTTTATTTTGTTTAGTTTCACGGATCTTAACAGATTCATATCTTGTTTTCTCGGAGCCTCAGCATTAGGTAAGATTGATTTTAAGGCCTGGCCAACCATGCCATGACCTCCGGTTATTAACGTTGTTTTATCATTATACATTTTATTTAAAAACTCAAGCTAACATCTTTAGGTACTGGAACATTCAAGTCCTTTCTTTCAATTTTTCCGACAGAAGAATTCCTTGTTTTTGCTATTTCATATATGCTTCGACGTAAAGATCCGACGTGTATAATTCCTAACTTATCACTCGTCGCCTCTTTTAATATTTTTGGTGCAATAATATCAACGTAGTCTTTTGTTGTCCATTGGTCAATTAGGGCGCGCTCATATGGAAAATTGTGACCGAAAAAAGATGTACGTATAATTAAATGATCAACATATGTTCGCACTAACAACTCGGCGGCAGCTTTTGATTTAGCATAATTAGATAAAGGATTTATTGGATCGCTTGGTTTATAGTTACCCTTTTCCCCGTCGAAAACATAATCAGTAGATATAAACACTAACTTTATTTTTTTTCCCTTACAGGCCTTTATCACGTTAGCGGTACCAATAACATTAATTTCATTACACGTAATGGATTTTTTTTCTGCAGCCTTGACGTCAGTAAAGGCTGCTGCATGAATAAAGATATCTGGTTTATAAACTTCTAGGTTTTCCTGAAGAGAACTTAACGAAAGTATATCACATTCTTTGCTGGAAGGAGATATAATCTGAGGGTATATTTTTTTTATCTCCGTCCCTAAAGTGCCAGAACCCCCAGTTAGGAAAAGCTTTTTTTTAGGGATATTTAAAACCACTTGTGTAAGCCTTTTTTGTATTTTGGCTCCCAAGACAAAGATCTTAATTTAGAATAACTAACAGCATACCTCAAATCTTGACCCCATCGATTAGCAACGAATTGTATCATGTTCCCTGTGGCGTCAAGCCATGATATGATTGTGTTAGCCACCTCAAGATTGGTCATATAATTTTCAGCAGCAATATTATAAATTTCATTTTTGACGTCAGACTTGATAATAGAAAATATTGCATCTACGTTATCTTTTACATATAACCAATCCCTAACATATGAGCCATCACCATGAATTGGAATTTTTTTATTTTTTTGTACAGAAGAAATACATTTTGGAATTAATTTTTCTTCGTATTGACGCTCACCATAATTATTACTACTACGAGTTATAATATAATCAATGCCGTATGTGCGATGATATGCCAATACTAACATTTCCGCAGCGGCCTTGGATGCAGAATAAGGATTACTAGGGTTTAGTTTGTCTTTTTCGTTAAATTCTCCTTCCAGAATATCACCGTAAACTTCATCTGTGCTTATGTGAAAAAACAAAGGGCGATCGTATGGGGCTTTTCCCCTGACTAATTCAAGTAAATTATGTACACCAAGTATATTACTTTTTATAAATGGATCTGTATCCTTAATAGAATTGTCAACATGACTCTCTGCTGCAAAATTAATTATTACATCACATGAGGGCAGGTGTTTGATCTCACTAATATCCTCTTTAATTAATTTATAATTTTTATGGTTGTCCCAGGGAAGTTCCGTATTTGAAGCATACCCAATTTTATCGATATCTAATACTTGATGACCTTCTTTTAGGGCACGATCTACAAAATGGCTTCCTATAAAGCCCCTTCCTCCAGTTACAACTAATTTCATTTCTTTTCTCCTTCATAGTTTTCTAAAATTTAGGATCTAGCGAGTAATCAATAAACATTTGAGATGCTAGATCTTTATCTGAAACAATCATCTTGTTTCTTAGTGTTAGCCAGGGAATATTAATTGATTCATCAAATGGATTAATCCCAGATTCACCTTTTTTATTATAATAAGAAGTGCACTTATATAAGATAATTGTATCATCTTCTAAACTTTCGAATCCATGAGCAAATCCAGGTGGAATCCAAACCATTTTATTGTTTTCAGCGCTGATTAATATGCTTGAAAATTGGCCAAATGTAGGGGATTCCTTTCTAATATCAACAAGATAATCCATCGCTGACCCATGCACAGCTCGAACTAATTTTCCCATGGGTTGCTCCCATTGATAATGCATGCCGCGGATGACATTCTTATGTGAGTAGGAGTGGTTGTCTTGTACAAAAATTTCATCAATATATTCAGCCACCTTTTCATCATATGATTGAAAAAAAAAGCCGCGGTTATCTCTACGAACCTCGGGGGTAAAAACCCTAATACCACTCAGATACGCAGCCACCTACTGTACCTCTTTTATTAAATGCGAGAATTTTTCCCGATTGTTAATTATATAATCGGGGAACCCTTCAAGATCAACAATTTCAAATTTGGAGTCTCTAAAAAAAACGTCTCTATTACTTTTTATATTTTTATTAACATTTAACTTATAGTATGAATTATTGAATTCTTGATGTGCGGCACATTCAATTTTCAACAACACCCTTTCGTCCGCGGACATTTTTTTATGGCCACCGACATATGTAAAATGCCAGCCGCCATCTTCAATTCGCAAGCCGGGTTCCCTCATAGTCGGGTGCCTTAGTTTATCAACCCCATGTTTTTTTAAAAAACCATAATTGCAAATTTTTGTACCTAACCATTTCTTCTCCTTAGCATATTCAAATTCCCCACTGTGTGATAAAAGCTTGCCTGATGTTTCTTTGAGGTTGAAATAATAGTAATACATATCTTGCGCCAAGTGTATCAGTGTATTTGGTCGATAAAATTGGTCAATATTCTTTATCTTTTCAATATTAGGAAATTCGTCTAAATCGCTGGTTATAATTATATCATCATCATTACATTGCTCTAGGCCCTTTATAACTGAATTTCTTTGGTGTTGATCTGTCTTAAATGGATCAACACCAATTAATTCTGCTGGAGTATCACTAACCACAACATGTATTATTTTATCTTCAAATTCCTTAAAAAGACTTTTATTCTCTTCATAAAAAAGCTTTTTAGGTATACCAGAAAATGTAACGTTAGATTCACATATAACAAAATAATCAACAACCGGATTTAAATAATTTAATCTTATTTCCAATAAATCTAACTCATTAAAGAACGGAAAGCAATCATATATTTTTGGCCTCACTTTTATACCCCCTCTCTCATCAAAAAAACATTTGAAAAACACTCATATTGTCTATTATATCTTATATATTGAGTATAGTTCAATATTATTTTTTTCATATTCATCCTTTTCCTTTTTGCACTCTTCATAGCTAAATAGACTTCCATCACGGTCGAGATAATCCCATTCTTTAGTTAAAGAGTCTCCCTGGGCCCAAAAACCATCGGAAACATTATGTTTTCCCCAATATTTTGGTGCAATAACGTTCAAAATTTCATCGTTGATCCAGGTTGGAAGCCATGCGAAGCTGGAATTTGACATAATAATATTTTTAGCGTTCCTCACCAGGATCCAGTCTGCCTCTGTATTAAAATGGTATGCCGGGATCCCGGGAAACATTCTTTTTGCGGTGTATGGGTCATCTGTGACTATTTTAAATTGCATATTTGGGTTTCGCTGTTTCATTATTTTCATCGCGTTATACCAATAAGAGGGGGGCAAAAATAAATCCGAAACACTAACATACTCTCCCCCTCGAAAGGCAAGTATACAAATATCATCTTTCTTAAAATGGTAAATTTGTTTATCTTTCCTAATTTCTAACCATTCTCTAACTTTATTTTTGTTGCCTTCAAGATACTTCTCTGACTCCATATTGCCATCTATCTTGGTATTATCTGGTATGTTAGCCAAGTCGGGATCATATAATCTACAATCGCAGTTATAAACAGGATGTATGAGAGATTTCTCTTCATAATATTGCTCAGTCCCTTCCGGGAGAGTAGTGGGAGGACCACCTTCGGGTCCGGTGCCACCTACAACTTCTTTTCCGAAGTCTAAATTCATTATATTGGGAGCCTTAAACTTGTGCGAATTCATTATGCCGAACTCATAGCCGTTATTCATAGCAATTACTCTTGTTGCAGTATAACGCCATAACTGGTTGCCAAGACCCGATCCGCCATATAGCTCATTAACTATCATGATGACACCAAGTTTTGTTTTTTTGAATAGTGATAGATAACGTCTTTTATAATCTCATCAGTTGTCCACATGGGAGCCCACCCTAATTCTTTTTTTATTTTCGTTGCATCAGGAATTTTATCCCAAGCCTCTTCGTATAAATCACCATGTATGGTTTTTGGATCAACTAACTTTATGTTTGAATTAGAGTCAGTATATTTTTTTACTTTTTCAGCCATGCTGATGATGGTCGAGATATTATCAGAATTTCCAATGTTCCATATTTCATTAATTTTGTTGGATAAAGATACTTTATATATACCGTCTACAATATCAATTACGTGAGTAAAGGCTCGAACTTGTTGTCCACCATTAAAAACAGTTATATCACTTTCAGAAAGAGCCTGGGTAACAAATGTGGGCAACACAAACCCTCCTGTCTTTAATTGTCTGGCTCCGCTAATATTAAAAGGTCTAATTATCTGATACTTTAGATTGCTAACTTTTGCTGTGTTGCTGAGCACTATTTCACATAATAGTTTGCCCATAGAATATTCGTTTCTCACTGAAAAATCTCCGACTAAAAGCTTATCATCATCTTCTTTTAATAGAGTTGCTTCTTGTCTGTAGCCGTATATTTCTGATGTGCTAACAAATATCAACGGACAATTACATTTGCTAGCACCATCAATCGCCCAATATATATCTTTAAGAATATACTTTGCCATTTGACCAGAGTGCTTTAGTATTCCTGCAGGACCTACTGGGCTGGCTAAATGCAGTATACAATCAAATTTAATTAAATCATCCCAATCGCACTCCAATACATCTTTAATAATAACATCAACATCCTCACAGATTTTATCCTCTGGCTCTATTACATTGGTTGACATGTTGTCTATAATTGTTACTTTCCAGCCCTCTCTTTTGTATTTTTCTATGGAGAAAGAGCCTAAGAAACCCAATCCGCCTGTTATCAATATATTTTTCATCTTTTATCTCCTGATCGCAATAAACATTTATTTATATCTCTCGTTTACTTCCCAGTCACATGTAAAAATTGTATAAGTAGCTCTTTCTATCATCCATATTTCCGCAGTTATAATATCATGACTCATAAAATCTCTTATTATCCTATAAAATTTTTTAGAATATTTTAAAATATTTTTCTTTGGTATTATATAATTTCCGCCCGGTGAAAAGCGTACATATGACTCTAATATAGGATTTTTGTACACATCCTTAAAAAAGGAATTAAGATTATTGAAATACTTATATTTGCCCTCATTCATATACCAACTATTATTTAACTCTAAAAAACCACCATCTGGCGCCATTTTACTAGCGGGCCATGCTTGATGAGCATACCTCTGATGAGCCTCTGGTCCAAAATCATGTAGCTCTGTAAAAGTGGTGTTGTTACAATTTTTAAGAAAGTCGTTTTCGTTATAGTTTCCAGTGGAGGCGCATCTTTCTGGTGTGGGGCTCGTCTTCTCTCCTTTGGGAAAAAATAAACAGGCTCTACAAAATATTATAACATCAGGTAAATTATCATAGTGTGTAACTATAAAATCAAACATGTCATAGTGATTTTGTCCAACATTTTTTTGTTTTATTATTTTATCTGACTCTTGCCAATTATCTCTATGATACTTATCATATATTAAATAATTATCAGTATACTTGTGAATCCAAGAATCTTCAAGATTGTCTGGTAGCCAATTGTAATCGCTTACAACTAAAAAATTATTCTTTATAATACTCACTATACTTGCTCCAACTTGCGAACTTCTAAATTTTTCTTCCAAGCTGCTTCAAGTACAGTAGGGTCAATGCCTTTTTCTTTGCAATACGCTATAAACGCACAAATATCTTTTGGAAAACATTTTCCTCCAAAACCAAATTTACCATCAGGACCGGGTACAAGTGTGTGCATTGGGTTTACCCAGCCTGATGTCAAGAGACCATTTAAAGCTGTCTCCCAGTGGACCCCTGATGCTTCGGCAATCTGTTTGAATTCATTCATTAGCGAAACCTTCGCAGCGAAAAAGCAGTTTGAAAAATATTTAATAAAACAAGCAGTCTTATAATCAGTTTTAATAATTTCTATCATAGGAGAAGGAAAAACCTTTCTGTAGATTTTTTCTACTCTTTCTACTGAATATTTATCTTTGCCGCCCAGTACAATTCGTGATGGATTTTGAAAATCACCAACTGCTGTTCTTTCAGTTAAAAATTCAGGATTAAATACCAGTTCTTGTTTTGGAAACTTTTCTATTAGATATTCGGCATAGCTTGGCGGAATTGTAGATTTTATTATTAATATTTTACCAGGTGATAGATTACCAATAGAGTCAAGTAAAAAAGACAAAACAAAGCTACCATCTGTGTTCGTTGGTGTTGGTACACACAAGAAGATAATTTCTGCTTTGTCTACCTCAGTAAGAGTGTTTATTTTTTTAGATAGCTCGATATCATATATAAATAAATTGAAGTGGTTTTTGAGACCTTCGTGGACTGCATTTCCGACAAAACCATTTCCGATAATTCCTATACTATCATTTATTTTCATTATTGTGCCTTTTAAAATTAAATCTTTGCGGATAAGTTCCTGGTAAATATCTGTGAAAACCAAAAGGCTTCTTTACTAATTTTGTCTCTGGTGTTGGTATTTCATGAGAAAACAAAGCAGCTACCTCTACGGGAGCAAATTTAACACCATGTTTTTCAAATAAATGTCTATTATGCACGCAAATATTTCCATCTTCATTATAGGCTCCTGCGTTCATGTGTTTATAAAATGTTCCCCGGTTTACTTCAAAAGGTATTTCTTCTATATGAGGCACCTCCAGCACCTTCCTACTCCTCAGAGTAAAGCCACCGTTCCCAACCCTATGATGGTTTCCAAATGGATCGATATAGGCATCGTCCCGAATAGGCCATGGTGCACCGAGATAATCCCACTCTAAAAACTCATCAGTCCATGATTCTGGGTTGATAACAAACCCGTCAGGATGAATCATGAGCATAAAGTCAGTTTCCACATGTTCTATTAATTTATAAATACAATAATAGCTAAACTCTTTATAGGAGATGTTTTCAAAATCTTTAAATTTTTCAAACTGGATGTTCTCCGACAGGTTTTCGGGTCGTTCGTGCGAAATAAATTTTACGGCTCCAAAATCAATATTTTTAGTACTATATTTCAGCGCCATTAAATTTTCCTCAATTTGAGTAGAACCTAGCGCTAGCAATGTTATATTATTTAGTTTAATTTTGTCCATGCTTTTATTTCCTCTTGTTATGCATGTTTTGCGAGCATCATATTATATTCTTTTTCTTTAATTTTAGGATCCATCACATGTGATAATTGGTGTTCGTGATCGCGATTGACCACTGTGATTTTATTTAAAATCTTTGGGGCACCATATTTATCAAATAGTCTTTTATAATAATCAACGTCCATCAGCCAAATTAACCGATCATCGAAATATATTTTATCATTTATGTTTCGTATTGTTAACACGCTAGGGCTACTAATTGTATTGTTTCCCAAATAAATTTTATCATGATATCTGGGATAAAACGTTCGATAAAATGTCCTGCCGTCGTCTCTCGTATGTTCACAAGCGCTGACAAGCCAATTTGTGTCAGAATCAAAAGCTTTGACAATATGCTGCAGGCTGTGCTCATTCCACAAGAAGTCATCAAACCACAAAAATTTGATTATTTCACCAGAGCAATGTTTCATGGCATTATTAATGTTATACGAAGATAGTCCACGTCCAAATTCATTTCGGACATACCGAATATTTAGTCTATCTTTGTATTCCGCGCATATGTTCTTAATCACATCATCTCTGCTGTGATCTGATATTACTATTTCAAAATTTTTATATGTTTGCTGTAAAAATATTTCAAACTGAAAACGCGAAAATTCCTCCGACCTTCCGTGAGATTCGTATGCTGGTATGGCTATCGAAATCATTATTGACCCTCCATGAAAAGGTCGACCATATTTCTAATATATTCAATCTTATCTTCTGTTATTGACGGCGCGGTTCCAAGAAAAAAAGCATCGGTTGTAGCTTTCCCAGCAACAGGATAATCTCGAATAATTTTCTCAGTGTCTACTAAATGATCATATGCAGGTTGTAACATAATATTCCCAGCAAAATAAGTTCTGGTTTGGATCTTTTTAGACTCTAGAAATGTCGTAATTTCTTCTCTGGTGAACGGACAACCATCTCTTATAGTCAACAAAAAGGCAAACCAGTTAGGGTCTGCTTTAGCGGTTGCTTCAGGTAGATGAAAATATTCTTCATACTTCTTAAAAACACTATACAAACTATTGAAGTTTTTATTGCGTAAGGCTTTAATTTCTTCAATCTTTTTCATTTGAGCCAGGCCGATCGCAGCCTGCATCTCCATTGGTTTTAAATTATAACCAATCTCTTCATAAACATACTTATGATCAAAAACCTTTTCCGGCATTGATTTGAGCCAGCAAGAAAACCTTTTGCCGCATGCCCCGCATGCGGATATACTAGCTTTTTCGCCAACACAATAACAACCACGACCCCAGTCTCTGAAACTCCTTACCACTTGTTCTTGATCCTTATCCTTAATAGCCACAAAGCCGCCCTCTCCCGTTGTAATATGATGAGCCGGATAAAATGAACAGCTGGCCATATCACCGAATGAACCAAGATATTTTCCGTCGTATGTACCAGCCAGAGCATCGCAGCAATCCTCTAACAAAATTAGATTATACTTTTTGACCAACTCCATTACCTTGTCCATATTTGGAGGGTTTCCTAAAACATGAGCAAACGTTATAATTTTAATGTCGTGTTTTTGAAGAGCAGCTTCTGCTTTCTCAAGATCTATGTTTAATGTTGGTAACTCAATATCTACGAAAACCGGCTCGAAACCCACCTGAAAGATTGGATTAATTGTAGTGGGGAAACCTGCAATAGGGGTTAGGACTTTGGTACCTCTGGGAAAATTATGAAGTCTTTTTGACTTAAGCGCAGCCATCATGAGAAGGTTTGCGCTGGATCCACTGTTGGTTAAAAGACCATAATTCTTCCCAAAATATTTGGATAATTTCTTTTCGAAGCGTGCCCCATCGGCGCCGAGTGCAAGCCATCCTTTCAAAAAAGATTTTATTCCGCCAATGTATTCGTCACTATTAAAATAAGGACCAGCATAATAAACCCAATCCTTGCCAGCCGTCCAAGTTTTTTGTGCTTCCTTATTCTTGATATATTTATCGACTAAAGTCAATATTTGTTCTAATTCATTATCAATCAAATTATTTTCCATCGAGAGGGTAATAAATCTCTTGTATCAAATTTTACACTTTCTCCAAACCAATTTTTCGGAGCAATTATTTTTTTATTATTAGTTTCGCCCAACCAAGACGCCCACCAACTAAAACTACTGTTTGATATTATAGCACCACTGCATAAAGAAATTAAGTAAAAATCGACTAAGTCCTCATTATTCTCTGAAAAAATATATTCTCGGCCAACAAACTTTTCTTTGCACCATGCAATATCGTCGCTAAATACTAAAAAATTCGAATTGTCAGGAAATTCTTTAATCGCGGCCATATAATATTCCATCTTACAGGGTGGGTGGGTATCACTAAATTGAAGATAATCGCCTCTTCTAACATGAATAGCTATTGGATTTTTTACCAAGACTTCGCTGTATTTTTCATTAATCTTTTTTTTAGTAATCTCATCAATAGAAAAAACTTTACGGATATAACTTGAATATTTTTCGAAATATCTTTCTGACTGAAAGTATCCAATTAAACATGTATTGCCAGATAAAGGAGGTATTTTTTTATAATGAAAATATGGCTCATGATAGAGGTGGTCAGTTGAAACGGCAGCCTCGGAAGAAAAATTAAGATTTCGAAAAATTGTTTTTATATATTTTTCGCATGGCCGGCCTTGCTTTGGTAAGTCGTGATTTGCAGTGTTGAACACAACAGCGTGCCCTGACTCTACACTCACAGCTAAAGTCGCGGCGATTTGAAATAATTGATTCCCCAAGCCGCCTTGAAGAAAGCTAGTCAACATCACTAACTTCCTTATATTTAGGCATTTTCCTTATCCTCATTTCTGATTCAATTATTTTTCTGTGATTTATCTTATCTTCGTTTAAAGGATTTTGTCTATTATAGACATATAAATAATCCTTAATAAAAGCACTTCTTGGGCCAGCCATTTCTAACATAGGAAACATAAACACCATATCCCAAGCTCCATCACAAAAGCGACCGTCTTCCTCTAAAAAATCTTCTTTCTTAATTCTCTTCCATAACTTATATTTAAAAGTCCTCATGTGGGAACTCATCCATTCGGAATCTCTATAAGTATTGGATTCTATTATTTCTTTTGGTATTTGTTTCGAAAATTTTCCGGGCCTTTGGGAGGGGTATTCTATGTAACTACCATAGGTTAGCCAACATGACGATTCTATATATTTTTTATTTAATCTCTGTAACGTCGATTTGGTGGCCAGCCAGTCATCTCCATCTAGTGTTATTATAACATCCTCATCCGCCGGCTTAGACAATTCAACTGACTCATAGATATTCCTCAACGCTAGTTTACGCTCAGTATTTTCTATGAGAATAAATTTGTCATTTCCTTCTATTTCTTTTTTTATAATATCTACGCTTCTATCAGATGAGTTGTCATCAACAATAATACATTGATAATTTTCATAATTCTGTAATTTCACACTTTTCACGCACATCTGTATCCACTTTTCATTATTGTAAGAAGGTATTACTATTTTAAAGTGATTATCTATATCCAAGCCCATATACTTATACTCCTTTGAGCATCCATTCTACCATTTCTTTTAAGCCAGACTCTAAGTCTCTCTTGGGAGACCACCCCAAATCACGCAACTTTTTACCGCTCAGATGTGGAAGTGATAGAGAATTCTTTTCTTTTTTGGTTAAATTATAATTTATTTTCTTTCCTAAAATGTTCGAAATTTTCTTAGCTATTTCTAAATTATTACTCTCTTCGTCTGCAGCAATAGTGTATTTTTCTCCTGGTATTCCATTTTTGATCAAATATAAGATTGCATCACACAGGTCGTCGACATGTAAATAATTTCTTCTACTCGGAGCCGCACCCTCACAATCTAAATTAATTGAAACCCTTTCTTCTTTAGAAATTTTTTGAATAAGTAAAGGTATAAATTTTTGTTGGTTTTGGTATGGCCCAAAGGTGTTCATCGAATATGCTATTATTGATGGAATGTTGTGTGTGTTTAAGTAGGTCATGCAAAGCTCTTGAGCTGCTATTTTGGTTGCGGCATATGGACTGCAGGGATTATATGGACTGGTCTCTTGAAAAATCAGGCCGCGGGGTGATGGGCCGAAGACCTCGGCAGTACTCAAATACAGGAACTTCTTTAACCCATGGTTATTTTTGACTGTGGTGGCATATTCTAATAAGTTGGCCGTACCTATTACGTTATTATTTATAAAATTAATTGGGTCTTCAACACTTTTGCTTATTTGAGTTAATCCAGCTAAGTGCACTATATGATCAATATTGCCAATTTCTTGTGAAATCTTATTATTAATTGGTTTTATAAGGTCGTGATAGATAACTTTAACCCTAGGGTTATGGTGGTGTTGGTCGTTGATTCTTTTCGAAATAGTAGGGCGGTGCATAGAAACTATATTGTAATCTGTTTCTCTTAATAAATAATTAGTTAAATTACGGCCGACGAAGCCGGCACCACCAGTAATCAAAAACCTACACATATATATCTTCTATTTTATAATTTTATTCCAGAAAAAATCTGCTCTAGTCTCCAAATAACTCAAAATACTTTGTTTATCTGCAAACCATTCTTCTGTTGCGTGCTGGACCTTTTCATTAATTATAAGTTCACAGTCCAATAATTTTGCTTCAATCACTAATCTCGGGCATGTATCCATGCCCCGGGGTAAGAATATTAATCCTTTACAGGAAGCTAAAGTTTTCAACATTTTTTTATACGTATAATTCTGTGCTAAAATATATTTTAAATTATTTTCTTTGGCGTAAGTTATGGCATCTGGCGCTCCCTTAATCCAAGATCCATTATCAACAATAAGCCACTCATCTTTTTTTTCTACTCTCATATCTTTTATTAAATTTAATGTTTTGGCGTTAAAAACTGAACTTAATACATAAGACGGGTGAGTTTTTAAAAAAGCAAATTTTTCCTCATAAAATTGCTTTTGAGCCTCAGACATGAACCATAAAGATCTTGATTTAGCAAAAAATACAGAAACTGTCTTTCCAGTAATTTGATGTTGGCAATCACACTTTTGTTCAAAAAAGATATGTTTATCCGGAGATCTATATTTACAGTATTTGTAATCATATTCTATAATAGAATAATTTATATTTTTTGCAGCATAAATTAATACGTCAGGGGCTACTGCAGAGAAATTGCCAAAAACCCAATATTTATCTCTATTCGCTTTTAAAATATCAATTGTTAAAGCAGAACTCTCAATTTTTTGGATACTACAAGGCGCAGAACTTATAATGGCTTCAGACGTAAGCTCTGCGCCACCGATATATTTATCAACAAAAACGTCCGAAACAAAAAACATATTTAAACATTTAACTCTTTAAACATTTCTTGGATCTGTTGGGTTAATTCTATCTCTTCTTTCGAAACAATTCTCTCTACATATTTGGAATATATTTTATCTTCTGTAAATTCTTCACACACCCATTTTTGTAATTCTTTTGCTCTTTTCTTAAATCGGCCGTGGTCTTTATACATTTCTTCAAGATTCATCTTAATTGAACCCTCCTCTGGATAAGCCCACATAGAGTCTTTTTCTATTACACCGTCCCACACAACCGCCCCTTGTACAGGAGTGAGAGTATAACTAATTCTCGAAAACATATGCTTCTTTTTAACTTTGCCATTTTTTTGTTTCGTCGGCTTGTAGAGAAAATCTAAATGACCAGACCAATCTGTCGCTATTACAGGAAGGCCATAATATGCTGCTTCAAAAATTGGTAAACCGAAACCTTCTCCATGAGTCGCAGATATAAGCGCTTTAATTTTTGAGTGAGTATATAAACCAGCCATCTCATTGTCGTTCAAATATCCATGTAAAAGGTAGATTTTACACTTCCTATCCTTAAATTGTTCTAAAGCTCTCTTAAAACCAGCTAATGTATGTTTTCTGTCGATTAATGAATTTTTAGCCATATTAGCCTTAATAATTAAGCCTACATTCTCATCATCTCCAAACTTCTCTACAAAGCATTTAATTAATTGATCAACATTTTTACGCGGACTTAATTGAGAAACTGCCAAAAAATTAAAATCAGTTTCAAGCTTTAAATCAACCTCTACCGGATCGAAAACTCGAACTGGGTAAGAAATATAGTCAATTGAATTTTCTTTTGGGCCAACAGTAAACTGCTCCCCAGTTTGCTGATTGATGGCCTCAACTTTTGTATTTTCATATGACCACTTTGAGTGTTCACTAATAGTGAGAATCTTATCCATTAGATAAGACTTTTCAATCCATTTTGGAGATACTTTAGTAGTTTCAATACCAGCAGTAACACCTATATTAACAGGTGCAATCTTCTCCCATTCGTTAGGAATTGAAACTTGTAGAGAAATGTCAAATGCTCCTTTTTCTGAAACATATTTGATAGTTTTTTCCAAGAGACTATCAATATATTTCCTCTCCTCATTATCTTCCCACATCCAACTTGTGTGACCCCAGGTAATTGGCTGTATATAAATGTCAAATAAGTCCTCTCTCGTGCGTAGTGCACGCAGGACGGTTCTTGCATGATGTCCGTATCCGGATTGTGTGAGCACGGGCCCCTTGAGTAAAATTTTCTTCATATTAAACCTCTAATAACTCCCATGTCTTAATATTTTTACGAGTCTCCCAAGAACCATGTTTTTTATGTACATCTTTTAAAATTTTATCCCATTTTTGTCCATAGTTTTTAAAATTATAATTTTTATGTACATGGTCGCGACCGGAGAGGCCAACTTTTTTGCGCATTTCTTTATCTGTCTCGTATAATTTAAATAATGCATTAATAAAATCATCTTTATTGATTCTATCTTCATAAATATAGGGAATTTCCTGTGATCCTATAACTGCTTTTGAACATGGCTCAATCCCGACTCCGAACCAATTTTCCCCGTCAGTTACTTGTTCTTGTAGACCACCTGTCATATTAACAATAATAGGTGTCCCACAAGATAGTGATTCTAAGGTTGATAACCCAAACCCTTCTGCATCTGATATACAAACAGTTACATCTGCAATATTATATAATGCCGCTAATTCCGGAAAATCTAATTTTTGTGTAGAAAACTGGACTTCTCCGTTTGTAAGTCCCAACATATTAATGTTAGCAACTAAATTCGGCCCATTAGGGTCAGAAGGTTCAGTGTGCATAATTAATTGAGCCTTGTCATGACCTACTTTATCCAAAAATTCTTTAAACCAGTGAATTAGCGTTGCTGATTGTTTTCTCCGGGCGTTTCTACTATTCCAAAAAACAACGAATTTATCTTCTGCAATGTTAGATTTTTTGCGCAATTCTGTTTTCTCTTCTTCTGTTAAAGGTTTATAAAATTCCGGATCGACTGCATGCGGGTGATAAACTACTTCAACATCAGGTGCTACGTTTTCAACAACTTCTCGTGTAACTTTTGATATAGCAACAACAAGATCAGTTGAATCATACCAAATTTTATTATAATGTGGATACGGCTTGTTGTCCCACACATGATAATAAACCATGGGAATTAACGAACGAATTTCATCTTCGATCTCCCATAACCATGGATAAAATCTTGGATCTGTCATAAACCATAAAATATCCGGGCGCTCAGTTCTAATAATAGAGCGAATCATCTCTTGCGTACCATATCCATCAACAGGATATACTACTAAATCGTCACCCCACTGTTCAAATTTCTGAGGCTTATAATCCTCATGTTTGACAGCGCCGCCAAAACAAATAAATGAATAGTCGCCTGTTCCCAAGAGGTGCTCAATCATAAATCGTGTTTGGGTCCCCACACCAGATGGTGAATACGGATGATCTGCTAAAACCAATACCTTAAGTTTTTCTTTCATTCTTTACCTATTGCAATATTGCGTGTTATAAAATTCACATCCATATCCAGATGTGCAAGATAAACGATTCTTTATATATCGTTTGTTTTTTATATTATAAACTGCTTTGTTCAATAGTTTAAGTGAATTTTCAACTTTTTTACTTCCACTGGAGACTTTAAAGATCTCAACTTTGTTTTTCTTTGCTGTTCTCTTTAGCAAAGCAAAGTGGGTCTCGATGTCTTTAATATCAATTCCGTGTTTTTTGGCAAAGAAATATTTGTAGTATGTTAGTTGATAAGTGGTCATTCGATCAGCTTTTCTTCTGGCATCCCAACCCCAAGAACAAGACTTCCAGTCAATAACGTGATATTTGCCATCTTTAGTTTTTAGCACGAGGTCAATAAACCCTTTATATTTGTGTTCTATTCCATCAATTGGAAGATATAGATCTTCCTCTGCAGAAACAACCTCATATTCTCCAAAATAATCTTTTAGAGCTGGCATAATATAATCTACAAGGTTTTCTGCTTGAAATTTCATATCCTTAAGCAGCTTTCTATCCATATCAACACCTTTCTCAAAAAGATTCTGGATCTCTTTAAGGAAACGATGAGTAAAGTAAGATCTCTGATTTATAGCAGAGCCGCTTAGTACAGATCTTTCGCAAGTATCGTGTATGGCTTTACCGAATGCGGTGTATTCATTACCCACAAACTTTTTAACTTCATCAATATAGGAAAGTTTATGCTTATAAGCGCACTCATTCCAGACTTTTAATTCAGAAAAAGATATATGCTTACGAGCCACTTACGCCTCACTTTTGGTTTTTACGGAAGCTTTTTTAGTTTTACTTTGTGTTTTTTTAGCTGGAATTGCTTTTGCAACAGGATTTTTCTTTAAATCAAACTCCCAAACCCTATGAAGCCTATCAGCATAATCACTTTCAACCTTGTGGTTTTTTACTAAAGGTGTAAGAATATACCCTTTCGGCACAGTATAATTCTCTGTTATGTACTTTTCTGCATCTGCCCAATAAAATGTCTCAATTTTTTGAGAAGTCCATTTCCGCCGTTCAACCGTCACTGACAGTCTTAATTTTTCGTTTTCTAAATCTTCTTTAAGTTCTATTTTCATTATAAATATTCCCCACTACTTTCAAGTAGTCGTAATTTATTATAAATATAAGGACATAAAGTTTTCAGGTAAGTCCTTTCGCCTAAATAATATTCCTCAAAGCCGCGGGCCCAATACTCTTGTAGAGAAGTAGTTGAGTATGGGGCAAGGAATAATCCATCTGTCAATGCGCGAAGGGGGCCATAACCGACCTCTTTGTAGAGAAACTCATCAAATTCTTTATTTAATTCTGTGTTGAAAAACTCTACATTACTAACTCTATAGCCCTCGTGAGCAAGCAGAGCTTTTAGACGCTTAAGCTTTCCAAAATATTCATTTTCAATCAAGCCATCTTCATAAATAAATTGTTTGTGTGCATCTTCAACAGCATGACTTATCTCGTGAACAAGGTCATCTTTTAGATCTTGAGGTCCATCTTGTTGGTTGGTTACGTAAATTGCACCGTCTAAGTAGATCGAATTAACTTCTCTTTTAAGAAGAAAATCAAACTCGCCAATATAAATTACATCAACTAATTCTATGAAGTGATCTGGGATAGAAGAAAGAACATCGTTAAATACAGATAATATATCGATATTTTTAGTAAAATGGTCCTTAACAATAACCTGGACTGGCCCAAGATTATATTCTGGTAACCTCCGATTATTCTCCTGTATGTGGTTGATTATCTTCTTCATTTTTTAGTTTTTCCATTTCCGCCTTTCCAAGTTCCACGTCGTCCAAGGCCTGGTGATATCCTCTAATCCAATTTTCTTCTGCAACTGCCAATAAAAACTCTGGGAATTCCGATGCCATCGTCTCAACTATCATCTCAACCGTCACTTCTCCGTCTTCTGGATTATATTTGTCCCCCACATACTCAACCAAAAAGTTCTTAAGGTGATTGTCGGGTTCTACCATTTCACTTAGTGATGGATTCTTATTAAATTCTTTTGCGTTAATTATTTCCATTTTGTCCTCTTATAAAACTTTTGATGCCAGTGTCGCGACCTTTGATCTCTCACCCTTTATTAAAGTCATATGACCAGAAAGTTCATAGTTCTTCATTTTTTCAACTGCGTGTGATAGACCGTTTGACGTCGCATCCAAATACATACTGTCAATCTGCTCAATGTCTCCTGTTAGAATGACTTTGGTATTTTCACCAACTCTCGTAATTATAGTCTTTAATTCGTGGATTGTTAAATTTTGAGCCTCATCAATAATAATAAAAGCATTATTAATAGAACGCCCTCTTATGTAAGTCAGCGCTTCTACTTGGATTACTCCTTTATCAAAAAACATATCCATAGACTTATGTTGGCCATTCATTAGGAATTCCAGATTGTCTTGGATAGGCATTAACCAAGGTTTCATCTTCTCTTCCATAGTGCCAGGCAAATATCCGATGTCTTTGCCCATAGGTTGAACCGGTCGTGAAACAACCAGTTTTTTGTATATACCTTTCTCAATTACTTGCTCTAAACCGGCGGCTATAGCCAAGAGGGTCTTACCACACCCGGCCTTGCCAATTAGTGTAACAATTGGCACTTCTGGATCCATTAAAAGATCAAATGCGAACGTCTGCTCCTTGTTGCGAGGTCGCAGGCCCCACAGGCCATTGTTGTACTCAGTTACTTTCTGAAGGGGGAGGTTATAATTCATAAACCTCGCCAAAGCAGTCTTCTTCTCATTTGCATTAGAGACAAGCATAATAAACTGATTAGGCTTAAATTTAGATTTAACTTCATCCTTATCAAGCTTGATTTCCTCTCCTGAATAAAACTGATCAACCAACTGGTCATCTACCAGATGTTTCGCAAAACCAGTAAAGAGTTTTGTCTCATCAGCTACGATCTTGTTGGGAATATAATCTTCTGTTATAATCCCAAGAGAATCACATTTCACACGCATATTAATGTCACGGGTTACGACCACGACTTTTCTCTTGGTGTGAGATCTCATCTCTGTTATAGCGGTTGTGATAATCTCGTTGTCAGCACTTTTTAAGTCACAACCAATTGGCATATCTTCAGGATCATACCCTTTAACATAGATAATCCCCTGGCCTTTGGCCAATCTAACACCTTTGTGTAGGTTTCCCTTGGATCTTAGGCCATCAAGAATCCTAATTGTGGATCTGGCATTGAGGCCAACACCATCTTGACGCTTCTTATGTTTATCAATCTCGTCCAATACTTTGATTGGGACGACAATATCGTTATTTTTGAATTCAAATATCGAATTCGCGTTGGTTAAAAATACATTAGTATCAATTACATAGGTTTTTTTCATAATTTGACTTCCGTCCCTCACTAATTATTATATGGTCCGAATTAAAATCCTCGCCGTTTTACTGTTAGTGGCCACATTATTAATTAGTTGTGGGCTCAATACACAGGTCAATAAGAAACTCACAACAGCAAAAAAATCCTTCATAAGAGTTGATGTGATGTTGATTGATGAGGAGTGCGCGCAGTCCAGTTGCTTGTTTCCACAAAGCATTATACCATATGCTACAGCATCCGGAGCAATTGTTCAAGTAAAAAATAAATATTTTATTTTAACTGCTGCGCACGTCTGTAATTCTAACGGTCATATCTTTGGCCCAAAAGAAATACCCGGTCATGAAATTAGATTTGTTTTATCTGACCGGGACAATAAAGAAACAGAAGGAACGGTAGTAAAAGTAGATCTCGCATCAGACATCTGTCTATTATATAGTAAAGATATATCTGGGCCTCCGCTTAAGATGTCAACTAAAAAACCCGTATATGCTGATAAGGTGTATAATATAGCTTCTCCGTTAGGTATATCTCATGAGGAGATGGTGCTTCTATTTGAAGGTCACTATTCTGATAATATAGATTTAAGTGCGTATTATACAATACCAACTACGCAAGGGTCTTCAGGTTCCCCTATCCTCAACTCTGAAGGTGAGTTAATTGGAATGATCCATTCTGTACACGGAAAATTTCATCATATTGCTGTGTCTCCAACTTATACAACACTTTGGAATTTCCTACGTTAAAACAAAAAAAGCCCGCAGATACAAAGACCTACGGGCTAACAGGATAATTAATTATTTAATTTTTTAAAGAACGTTCTTTTTAACGAGGAAATAGCCAGTGGCAAATCCTACGACAGCAGAAAGAACTACAGCTAATGTAACTTCCATCTTAGTCACCTCCCTCTTCATCTTCAGTTTCAGTCTCTTCGGTCTCAGGATCCTCTTCAGGAGTATCTTCCTCCTCATCAACCTCGGGATCTTCCTCGGGGACATCTTCCTCTTCAGGATCTACAGGAGTTGCAGCATCCTCTGGATCTGCTTCTTGTGCATCCTCAGTAGGTACGTTTTCCTCTCCCGCAGGAACATCCAGCTCTTCACTCACTTCAACATCACCAACGGTGACATTCTCTTCTCCAATTGGAGCTTGATCATCAACTTCTGACTCACTCGGTGTTTCTGCCGGTGTCTCAGTTTCTGTCTCACAATCATCACCACAAGCTGTTAACATAGTGCTGACTCCAAAATAACCAATCACTACTGCGATTGTAAAAATAGACCATAACTTCATATTGTTTTCTCCTTATTAATATTCTAATCTATTGAAATTAACTCTTGCTGACTTAGCTAATTGAACTAACTCGCAAGTCGGTAAACTTTCATCAAAATCTACCTTTTTAACACGTAAAGCACGCTTCAAAACTACCCTCTCTTGAATATCAGCCTCAATACCTGCCTCAATTGCTGTTTCTTTAAGCATTTTCTTTGTAGGCTTGTGTAATTTTGACAATGGGTTATAATCACCCAGGTAATGTGCCGCTTCTTCTAAAAATTGTTTTTTTGTTGTCATACTTACCTCTTAATTTATAAAGTATAGTATAGACACTGGCAATAATTAGTCAAGAAGTAATTTTCTTTTATCTCTGTCTCCTTCATTTAAATTTCCCTCTTCCTTCATTTCCTGATATTGGAGGGAAGCTAAATGAGGATATTTTTCAAACAGTTGTGGCAGCGTCAAGTTCTCGCTTCGCTGCAGCTTCTCTATTTCTTCTGCTATCTTTCCCACGTTTCTTTTCCTTTTTCTTATTAATAGGCTTGGGTTCTTCAAAGTCTGGATGAAGCCTGGTTTTTACTACATAACGCTGAGACATTCTCTTAACTTTAACTTGCATACCTTTATGCTGCTCATTCTCAGCCCATATATTTAATAATTTATTTCTTGCTGAGTCAGCAGACTCGTAAGTTTCATGAAATGATTTGTTATTCCAAGATTTATTAATTTTTTCCTTTACAGTCATTAATTCCTCACTATACTAATATTAACTAATAATATATTTAATAATAGCATATATAATAAATTAATTTAAATAATAAATATTAATAAATAAAAAGTTTAAACTAAACTTATTCTAAATCAGGTCATTGTTCTTCTAAAGTATCTTCTTCAGTTAATTCTTCATCCTCTTCCATAGATTCATAGAAGTTAGACTCATGATCCACAGCATTATTAATAATATAAGTTTGCTCATTAATATATTTACGCCAGTTTTCAAATAGTTTGTTCATATTACCAAGCTTTGCAAGACCAGTATCTTGCTTTCCATTTTGGTCCAGGTGTTTTGCATTTGTGCCTGGCTCTAAAAGATTTACGTCGTCCTGGAATGTTCTTTTTGATTTTCATTTTCTTATCACCAAAGTTAACTTTAACAACATTACCCTTAGCATTTTTAACATAGACCTTGGACTTTTTAACATCACCACGCATTGGCTTATTTAATTTAACTTTGCGGCCTCTATACATAGCCTCTTCAATGGTCTCGCCCTCGGACAGCATTTCATAATAAGCCTTTTCTTCTTCCAAGTCTTCTTTGATCATCTCTTCCGGAGCGTCACCATCAACGAGTAGATAATCTCTCATTTTATTTAACATAGAAGAGGCAACAGCCATCTTATTTGTCCACCAAGTAGGCAAGCTACCATCCATTTGATCAAGCTTCTCAAGCATTTGACCAGCATCTTCAATGATTATCTGCATTGCCCGCCGCGCAGATGGTACATCCTCATGACCATCTTCTTGTATCACTGCTTCTAATTCTTCTTGAATAATTTGTTTAAGTTGTGATTTTGTGATTTTCATTTTTTGCTTTTCCTTTTTCTTTTTTTGCTTTTTCTTTTTGGATCGGTGGAAACGTTTTTCGGCCTCCCTCTTCTGTTCGGATTAGGATCTTTTCTTCTTTTTCTTCTTGCGGCAGACTCTCTTTCTTTCTTGGACATACTTCTTCTTTTTGCAGAAGAAACACATTTTGGCTTTGTCTTTTGTCCGGGTTGTTTAGCGCAAGGTGCACCATCATATTTACCGCCAACTTGCTGCCAGCCTTTTACTCTGCGACCAGATTTTGTTTTTCCACTGGACTTGCCAAACCAATCTCGCAGATTCTCCTCCATTTCATCTTCGTCAATTAAAATACTTTCATCAGATAATTCTTTTTCCTCGGCTTTCACACAATTTCTATATGTTTTACCATACATTTTTTTAGTTTTTCGTGTTTTATGTGTCTTATAACCTTTTTGACATTTTCCAGCTTCTTTTAAAACATTTTCAATTTCTTCTTGGATGATCTGTTTCAGTTGTGATTTGGTTATTTTCATATGTCTTACTCTTCTGCCGCGGCTTTACGTTTTTTCTTCTTTCCGCCAGTTCCCCAGTTTGCAGCGCCAACATTCCTACACTTAACTAGTGCCCCAGAAGCATATGCAGAGGGCCAAACATCATATCTTGCTTTTACTTTATGATAGCAAGCATCTCTTTTCTTTTTTTTCTTCTTTTTCTTTTTAGACTTCTTACGTTTTTTTTTTCTTTTTTCATCAAGAGTCTCTTCTAAATCTTCTAAGAAAAGCTCAAGTCCTTCAGCAATTTCCTCTTTTGTAACTTTTATTTCGTCTCCGTCAGCAGCGATAATATCCTCCTCATCGTGTACACCGATGTCTTGGCTTCCTTTTATAAATTCATCAATAAAAGAATCTAAATCAAAATCTTCCGGAAGCTCCACGTCTCGTTCATCTAAAAAAGGCTTAAGTTCTTTTGGGTCTTTTAACATGGAGCGACCAATCGCACCACCTTCTTTGCCAATTAAATCCCTTGCTGCAGCCTCAACATCTTTCTCTGATGCATCTTCTTTTTCTTCTTTAATAAACTTACGCCAGTTTTCAAATAGAAGTTTCATTTCTTTCCTCCAAATGCCTTCTCATTCCACTCTGAAGACTTTTTATTATCTTTTATAGGACCACCCATCGCCCAAGTATCGCAGGACCGTGCTGAATGGCACTTAAAGTGATGCATCCAACAATATCCTAATCTACCAGATTCATCAGATACTGAACCTGGCATACACTCATCCATCTGCGGGGATATATCAAAAGCGACACAAACTCCACAAACTGATTTCTTCGCTGCTTTTTCTGTGGTGTTCCACTTACCAGCTAATTTCTGCCAATACTTACCTGGCTCATTAACATTCAGAGGCCCATACATATGGTTTTCACGAGTAGCATTTCTATTCTTTGTGTTTAACGCCACATCTTTAGTTGCTGGAGGACATACAAAACCTTTTACTTTTTGAATTGCTTTAGCAATCTTAATAATTAATTTCATCCCTGTAACTCCTTAATTGTGCGTTTTAATACACCCTCAAAATCATCTGCGCGAGCAGATTGCATACGGCTCATGCGTTCTTCGTGATACTTGTTTCGCATTTCACGCAATCCAGTATCAATTTTTTCCATAGCAACTTCAAGCATTTTTTCTTGAGTTACTAAACGAGATACTACTTTTTCCTGATGAAATTTCAAGGCTTTAGCCCCTCTCTGCTTTTCTTCTTTTTGTTCTTTCTTTTGTTGATGATTCGCCCACAACAAGGATGCTGTCCACAAACCAAGTACACCGTATTGAGATAAATATTTGAGAAATTCAGTTTCCACACAATAAATAGTTCTTAAGTGGTGGAAGTGCCGGGAGTCGAACCCGGGTCCTAAATATATTCCACATACCGTCATTCACAAGGTTGTTCAGTTATATGAACTCTGACAAACGTTCGAGCCGCGCCTCCACCAATTCTTTGGAGAAATTGGAAACTCTGGTTGCAGCTTTGGTTAACAAGGTTGCTGCCACCCCGTGGTTATGCCGCTAGGGCGTAATCAAAAGTAACGTTATCGTTAGCAGTTAAAGTTTTGAATGTTTTTACTGTGCCACTCACACAGCCTTGCACGTTATATTTTCAATACCTAGTCGATACCAGTTCACCCCCGTTTTATTTTAACCTTTTTTTCAGTTGCTTTTTAACCAGCATTTTAAGATAAGTTGGAGTTAGGCTTTCTCGCAAAGCGCCGCCTCTTGGTGAGGCAAAGTCTTCCCCTTCCAAGCCTTGCCTTATAAGTGCTTTCATGACAGCATTAGCTAATTTATATAAGCCCTCATTACGTAATTCTGCTACCAAGTCTCCACGCTCCAATTCATCATTTTGCGTCAACACTCTTAAGTAAAAATTATGTAAATATTCAATGTTATTGCCTTTTAAGTGTTTTTGCACTAAGGCTCTAATCTTGTTCTCATCTTCAGTATCAGTATAGCCCTGCGCAAGCCTAAAGATAGTATTTGCGTCCTCAAGTGCAATCGTTGCTCTGCGAACTGATGTTCCCGATTGTCCAGTTTCTGCTGCTTTTGCTACTACTGCTGCCGCTTTATCAGCTTTTGCTACGGCTTTAGCTTGAGGTTTGGCAAGTTTTGCTGCAGCAGGTGATTTTAAGGCCGCCCCAACGGCTGCAGCTCCTGCCGCGGCAGTGGCTCCTGCTGCGGCGCCGGGAATTATGTTTTTAAATTGATCAAACCAATTCCCCTCGGCGCCTTTGCCGGCACTTGGCGCCATGGCTTGATTTGCTTTATACGCCATTCCGGCCTCTTCAACTGTTAGACCATAATAATACTTGTGATCTTTGTCTAAAATAATGATTTCATTTGCGCCCGGAGCAGCTGCAAGACCATATCTTTTTCTGTTTGCCATGGCTTTGTTTATTTGTGAGGTATTAAGCCTACTCCATCTTTCACCTTCAGCAGGTACAGGCGTCGCCGCAATCTCCGGTATAATCTGTTGTCCTCCGCCGAATCGTTCCCGGCCCATGAGACCGATCGCGCTAGCGTCTGATGTGGGACGATTAGAATCACCGCGAGCATATGCATTCGTCGGTGGCGCCGTCAGACCGGGGATATATGTCGGCCCCGTTTCTTCTGGTCCTTGAGCTTCCATAGCTTTTATTAACATTTCACATGCAGCCGCATGCTTACTACCCCATCTATAATCTCTGCCATCTTTGCCTTGTCGTTTTCGTCTTCCAGTTGCCTCTGGCTGGTCTTTGAGGCCATATTGGTCTAATAGCGCATAGAACTTATCATAACCTTTTTTGTCCCCTCTTCGTGGTTTGTAGGGGCACTTGCTTTTGCCGCCAGGCGTTGGACCAGGCGTTGGACCAGGCGTTGGCACCTCGCCTTCACCATCCATTAGCAAAGCCAAAGCAAATGGTAATCCAAGAAGAAGCGCGAGGTTACGCTTCTTCCAATTTTTCTTAAGCCAGGCGCGCCACCCGGGTGTGCCTGG